TACCGACACAATACCTACGACAAACAACTCAGACATATGAGTTTTCGAATTGTAAATTATTCGAAAGCCCATTGCCAGCAAAATCCGTGATGAAGTCATCACCAACGGACAGATACACATTGACATCCACATACGGGGCCACTGTCTCGACGAACTGAAGTTGATTCAGAACGACGAGTTGCCACACTCCAATAGCAACCTCATGAAAATTGAGGCCAGTAAGTCTACTGTGAGGGACTGAACACATCTCTCGATCCGATCGCCAGGGTATATCTAACTCAAACGTAGGGTTTGAGCCAGTCATATCCAAAACACTGGCATACTGGGACATGGAATCAACCAACGTCGCTGCACCGCCAGGTTGTTTACCATAACGGGTGACGAACGCCAATCTTCCACTGTGAAAGGAAGTGCCGACGAATTCAACCAGAACACGTAGCGACCCACGCCAATAAGTAAATGGCAGTGTCGCGTATTCCATAAGAGTTGGTTGATACGCCGCTCCAGCAAGCAACACCCCAGGACAGGGGGTCATTATTCCTTCACACACCATATCATTTGGTGCGTTTTCGAAGGTCCAACGAAACGTTTGCGAGAAAGTCAATCTCTGTCGTAGAGTCATCAACATTTGCTCGTCAATCCCAAGTCCAAACTCAGGTCCAACAGCCACACGTTGTTCGGAGGGTCTTTCTCCAAGGAACTCAGAAAACTCAAGCTTCTCAACTGCAGCCAAAATTGGGAATCCACGCCGCGTAATAGGGAGCGGGTTCTCAGCAAAAGCTGGAGCATCCAATGCAAATCCTTCGACTGCACCACCAACAGATTGAGCAAAATCGACCCCTTTATCAAGGGCTCGAGTTACATTCCGAACTTTCCCCAGGACTCCTCCTTGGGAATCCACCTTCTCATCATCAGGGTCAAGACCTAGTTGAGGGTCCAACACCTGGAAATCAGCACGCGGAAATTTCACGAAAACCGAAAGATTGCAATAATTTTGCGTTGACTCGCCAACATTCAAAGTATTGAACACAGCGATAACAAAAGTACCCAAAGTCTGTGTCGCAGACCGAGTGTACGACAATCGTTTCAGAAAGTGTACGAAGGGTACACGTAGAGTGACATCCTTCGGTTCACCCGCGGGAAGCATAATGCTTGGACCGAGGGTTTGAGATGTTCGTGAATTCGCAATAAACGAAGCCACTTCTGGCGGTTCAGCCAGAGGCACAAAATAACATATCAACTTACCCTGTTGAAAGGGTTGTGATTGCATCTGCACAGTAATCTCAACATCTCCTTGAAAATACATAAACGCGCGAAATGGTGTTACGTTAACACCAGCCAACAAATCCCAAGGGACTCGCGCGGAGTAAAGAATTTGACCAACACTGTTCGAAGTGTCCCACACAAAATTCTTCACAAATTGTGCACGCCCGGCCAGGTCAACAAAAGAAATCCCTTGTTCACCACAGTCATCTTGCTTCATCTTGTTCGGAACACCTCGTAAAGATGTTGTTAAAGCTGGAGCAACCGCATCTTGAAAAGATATACCGGAACGCAACATTTGAGATTCAACTATCTCAATGTCTTCTTTCTCATCTGGAATGAACGGAACCAGACGGGGAACTTCACGCAAGTAACCAAAGCGTATGTTATCCGACCCGGAAACATAAAGAGTGGCGGTTGGATCATCATCAACATTCTCCAAAATGAGAGATCCACAACCACTGGCAAGATTTGTGTAATCGGAGGGGACCCGAGGGATTTTACACAAATGATATTGAGACTCGAAAGGACACTCAACATCAACAAAATGACCAGTAGAAGAGGTACCGATAGGACCAAGTGCAGGAGTCAAACTAGGACCAAAAATTACTGGTCCTAATGTGGCCGCTCCAAAAAGTAACTCTGGAACGTACCCAACATTAATCTCTCCCTTCACTTTAGCCTTAAATCGCACACCACCGGAATACACGGCATACAAACGACCCCACCAACACAAATGCCCAGCGATAGAGGCCCCAACGGCTGCAGGTCGTGGATCAAAAATACGAGTTAGAGGAAACTCATTCTGACCAGCACGTATCAGTCGCCATCGGTTCGTGCGTTTGCACAAATCAACAATACTGCGACCACTCGACCGTTTTGGTAAAGGTTGAACGCGTTCCTCAGGTGAAACCACCATCACAGGACGCGGAGCATTTAAAATCTCAAGACCTTCATCACCAGCCAACATTTGACACTCAACACGCTCTTCAGTCAAATCAAGCAAAACGGCTACGTTGTAGCTACTGGCATAAGGCTCAGGTGTTTCCCCCGCCAGTGACCAATCAATGTCACCAATCTCTTCTGGAACAAGCTTTCGGTGCTCCCAGAGAGCACAACAAGCCTCCCACGTAATGAGAGTAGCTGCCACGTTCGCCCGACGCAACATAAAACTCAACCTCTCACGAATTTCATTAAACTCGCGGCGTCCTCGACCAAAATTGCGACGCAAAACGTCATCACAATTCAAAGTGATTGCAACATGACTAGGCAAAGTCTTCCGGATGTAACGCAAACCGGACATGCTTTCGTCAAGCTCAGGAACACCAAAGATTTTAACACCCTCAAAGATGTTAGGATCAACCCTTGTTGTGAGCTTTAAAAATTGCAATACGTAAACATGAGCTGATGGGGGACCATCGGCTCCTTTAGCAGGATCAGTGTACTCAATCCCAAGTTCACCAAGACAATCCTTTACCGTCTTAAAATTGTACCACTCAACCTTCTTCGTTCGAGTGACAATATGATCATCACCAAGCACCTTCGCGCGAACGTATGTTCGATACGCACGCATATGGGCCATGTGTGGTGCTTGTTGTTTAGCGATTTGCAAAAACGCATAACGCAAATAAAACCTACACATGAGATTGTTGAAAAGGATTGTTGTCCCTCCAACACCGGATTTTGTACCACCCGTCATCATGTACATTGTTGTTCCAACAAGAATCTTGGTGGTGACACAAGACTCTATCAAAGCAAATCGAACCTTGGTGGATTCCTCATCACCGGAATACCAAGCTGCCACACACGGAGCAATCCCATCGTTCGCGATTTGCGGAGTTAAAAGGCTCTCAAACTTCTTAAAGTCTGCGGCAAAGCCCTCTGTCCCCACTTCGCAAAGATAGTTAATCATCGTTTCCCAATCCCGGGATCCGACGTTCATACCAAGCGCTGACTCTCCATAGTCAAACATCTTGGTGATTGCATTAATATAACATCCGAAATACATTCGAATGATAATCGTCTGAGCTAACTGAGCTATAGTGACAACTCGAGTTCGCTTCTGTGCGATTTTAGCGGCAGACCGCAATTCGTCTTTCAAAGCATAAATCATCGTAAAATTGGGTTTTCGACCACTACGAAGATCTTCCAAAGCCTTGTCAATCTCAACGCGCAACAACGCGTCGGAAACAACCCACGATCCAGATTCTCCCGAAAACAAAGGTAACTTCCCTTTCCCTCTAAGTTCAGTCCGGAACTTATGGGGCCAACCACGAGAGGTGCGCATACAGATAGCCTTAAGGTAAGGCAAGTCTGAGGCACCATTAATGGCTTCAAACTCAGTAAGAACACGTCGAGGTTCATTACGAGTATTTTCAAGATCTTGCTCAAGAATATCT